AGTCCCGTCTTCCTGTTGTAGTTCCACCCGCCTTCAGTGCCAAACCGAGTTGGCGCTGGGCCCACCACCGGCACCAAGCAACCCAGCAAGGTGCGAGCGCCGCACATAAACGGCATGGCCTTGATCTTGCTGGCGGCTTGCGCAATGACACCACCACTGATACCAAGACTGGTATCTGCTACCAAATCTTGCAGCACTGTACTAAACGCATCCGTGACGCCGCGCTCTAGTCCTTGGCTAATGCCACCTTCGACATCTTTGGCCGTTACCTGGTCTAGATGGTGTTGGACATAGCCGGGGTAAAGCAGCAGGCTGCCACTAGACTTCATCAACAAACTGCGCCCTAGCATCACGTCGTCCCCCGCATCGGCGCCACGTAGACCGTTGACGTAGTGAACGGCGTACCCGTTACCGCCGGAGTAATCCGCACGACTAGCGCTTCAAACTCGCTATCAGTTAGCTTAGCCGCTGTGTTCCCATCCCACTTCGTGGTAAAGCCAGCGGCGGAAATTGTGATAATGCCCGACGTATAAAAGAAATCTACTTCTACTTCAACATATTCAGCAAATCCACCTGCCACCGCAAGGTCGGCAACATTAGAAAATGCAATCGTAGTGTTTTCTGCGATGGCGGCTGCCAACATGAACCGATTGGCGGCCCGGATGTCGCAAGTGTAGGTCGATCCCACAGCCGTAACGATCTGCGCCCGGGGGAGAACATTCGAGCCCAGCACAGCCGCGTAGCCGGTGCGGGGTGCGACACCGCCGAGGCCGACGCTGGTGAATCGGCCGGTGCTGGGTGTGGTTTCGCCGATCGCTCCGGGGGCGGCGCTGACGCCTGCCCACCACGCCGCAATGGCTTGGCGCACCCGCTGTGCAGTCCACGCCCGGCGGGTGGTTACCGTGCCGGCCTCTGCCTCTGCCTGCGTGACGGTCTCCGCAGTCCACTCCCTGGCATCCGATAGGCGGCTGTCATCACCCGCCGCCACCGTGCCGGCTGTCGTGCCGATGTTGCGGTAGGCCGAGTTGCCCAGGGATGGCCCCTGCAGCAACGACAGCGTGCCGGTGCTGGCATGGCTGCGGCCTACGATCGCAATGGCCTGCACATTCGCCGCCGGTGCGGTGGGCGTCAACACGCCGGTGCCGACGTACAGGACTGTGCCCGACGGGTTGGCGATGGTGTTCAGCCCGGTTGACACACCAGCGATCACGCCATGGCCGTCCTCGTTGTTGCCGAGCGCCGTCATCAGGATGCCGCTTGCCGGCATGGACGATGGATCGCTGGCATCGGCCGGGATGATCTGCACCCGATCCGTGTTGCCCTGGCTGCCGACGATGTGGTAGGGCGTCAGGGCCGCCATCGTCGAGCCGGAGACGTTCCGGACGTGCTCGTAGACGGGCCCCGCCAGGGCGCCATGGATGTGCGGCAGGATCGCCGCTTCCGCGCCAGTCAGCCAGCCAGAAGGCACCAATCCGGCTGCGGTGGTTGACACCAGCGGCAGGGTCACATCTTCGCCGGTGGAGCTGCTCAGCAGCCGCGTGGCCGGGTCATAGCTGAGGTTGGTGGCACCGGTCGCCGTCAGCGTCCCGTTGACGATTGATAGGCCGGTGCCCAATGGCAGGGCCACGGCAAAGCCTGGAGTAGCTTCCGCACGCCCCAGTACAGCGGGACCCGTTAGCGCGTTGCTGCCGCTACCAGGAGGGCCAGGAGGGCCCGGAGTTACGACCTCAACAACAGCAGGGCAGGTCACGGATCCCTCCGGGTGGAACGAATAAAGACACTGGCGGGCCCCGCCGCTAGGAATGGATCATCAGCCAATAATCCGCCAGGCGCTACCATCAGGCAGTCGTAGCGATAGGCCCTACCTGGTCGCAATAATGCCACCGTTGCCTCTAACGCAATCAGCCGCACCGTTCCTAAAGCAGCATCAGCCTCAACCGTTACCGGATAAACATGCCGGCCCGTGATGTCTGATATTGTTGCATTTACGTCATAGCCAGTAAAAACCCATGGCGTGGTCTTGGCTGTATCGGCCCATAAGCGGAACGAAAGCGGGTTGTCCCTGCCTTGCTCCAGCTCCCAGGTTTTGCCCTCAACCCACGCCATTGCTTAGTTACCTTGCTGCTTGGAGTTTTCCCGCCGCGGCCTAGGTGCTTTTGCTACCCCGCTCTGCACCTCAACCTCAGGCTCTGCATCCTTATCTGCTGACGGCTCTTGGGTGCTTTCCATTGGAGTGATCACGACAGGCAGCGGCTGATCAGCTTCGTCATTTTGCGATTGTCCTACGATGGTAAAATCTGGGCTGGTGCCAAGTCCGAAACTGAAAACCTGAATAGGCTCGGGCATGATGCTTTGGTTGGCTGAAGGGTGAAAACGATAAATGGGAAGGGGCCAGCACTGCCAGCCACCTCCCCACGTCTTACCGGGTCTCAGAACGGTTGATAGTGGATGGTAGCTGCGCTGGTGTTCACCGGAGCGGCGAGGCCGTTGTTGCCAACGCCAGTACCCGCCACGAGTCGCAGAGCCACCACCCGCACATCACCGGTGATAGCCGGGGATGCAGCCGCTCGCACCTGAGCGTCAATGGTGGCGCCACTGATCGCAAACTCCATCGGGGTAGTGCCGTTAAAGGAGATACTCCCAATCCGCACATAGGCGGCAGGATTGGCAGTACCAACGGCAGCACCGCGGGCCACGTGCGCCACCTCGATGAAGTAACCACCGGCAGCGTTGGAAGCGCCGCCATTGGCCACTACCTTGAACATATCCGCCAGGTTAAGGCTGTTAGACAAAATCCTGGCGGAACCATCAAGAGTGGTGGCAGATTGGCCATCGCCGGCACGAACCGCGCCGAACAGAACAGCATCACGATCCACGGTGTAGCCCCGTACAGGGGCGAGACCAGTTGCTTGAGGCATGATAAATCAGGGGGTGAATGGAATGAAATAGCCTGACTATCAGGCAATCGGGGCCGCTGCGGTGATCTTGTCCAAACGAGCCGCGGCACGCTTGTTCTCCATCACCAGGTTGATGTACCAGGCGATTCGGGTCAGCATGTGCGGGGTCTGGTGCATTTCGCCCACGTCGTAGACGGCCAGGCCTTCCTGACGGCCACCACCCGGAACCTCAGTGAAGCCCTGGATGCCGGTCACCAGACCTTCGCCGAACGCCACGCAGTAGATACTTGCGGTGCTATTCGGCTCCGTGAAGCCCTGAATCGGATCGTTGTTTTCGTCAACGTCCGTACGCAGGATCTGTACGTCGTTGAAGAAGGTGGCCTGCTTGCCGAACTCATTGAGTCGGAAGTCAACGCTACCGGCGAAGGTGGAGTTACCAGCGGCAGCACCAAGGATCCGGCCCATCTGGCGACCGCAGATCAGCACCTTTTCAGAAGGAGGCACATCCACGGCATCAATCAGCTCATCCAGCTTGCCGCGGGACAGGGGGCCAGCGGTGGCGTGGTTGCTGATGTACTGGCTGGAGCCGGCGGTGATCAGGCTCTCAAGGCCGCGCATGTTCCGGCCGCCATTTTCGGTGGGCGAGCCTTTAACCATGTCGCGTTCAAGGCGAAGGCGAAGCGCTCGGATGTTCATGTCCAGCTGTCGGCGGTGAGCCTTCATGCCGTACATATCGATTGCGGCGCGGTCCGTTTTCACGTCCTTGCCGTAGATTTTGAGCACCTCAGCTTCTTGGGTGATGCGCCCCAGGCTGTCGTCATTCGCCTCGTTCAGGGCACGAGGGGCGATGCTGGGAAGCTCGCGCTCCAGCCCGTAGGCATAGGCGCCGCCTTCCACCCCGATGAACGGGATACGGGCGTTGACTTCGGAGATGTTGATGCCAGCCCGTACGGCCAGCTCCTGTTCGGGGGCGCCTTGCTGGGCGCGGAGAGCGAATTGCTCCCAAAGGGTGAGGGTTGCCACTTGGCGAAGATGAATGAAGGAGGAATGGAGAAAGACCCACTACATGCGCCATGGATGGTGCATCGTGTGGTGGATTTGCCCCCGGCAGGCATCGCGCCAAACGAAAGGGCGGACCAGGCAGGCATCGCGCCTTGCAGGTCCGCCCATAGCTTTCCCGGTCCTTTCGGCGGGATCAGTTACCGAATCAATCGGGGTACGCCTGATTCAGTAGTTGTGTTGGCGTCATCTTCGCCAGGTCCTTAGGATCCCGTCCCTGGCTGGCGCGGAATCCACGGGTTCCCACGAAACCACCGCTGCCCACCCCACCCTTGGGCAGGAAGTGCGCGCCAATCACGTCCGAGCTGTCGGCCTGCAGTTCCAGCCAGTCATGCAAAGCGATGGGGCCGCTCTTGTCGGCTGCCAGCACCGGATCGCCGTCATCGTCAACGACCACCACCTTGCCGTTATTGAGGCGTAGGTTGGCGGAAAGCTGATTGAAGACGGCCTCGCCGTGGGTCAGCTTGCCGTGGCCACCCGGGCGGCCCTCGGCGGCCTGGAAGGCTTGGTTAAAGGCGGTCTTGATCTGCAGCTGCTCCGCGGCTAGCCGGGCCTCGTCGCGTTCCTTTTGCAAGGCGTCGCGCTCCTTCTGGTGTTTCTGCTCCAGTCGGGTGCGGGTGTGCTCCACCTGCCGGGTTACGTCCTCCTCTGCCCGCCTGGCGCGCTCATCGGCCTCCTGCTGGCGCCTCCGGGCCTCCTCGACTTGGGCTGCAGTCTCGGGGCTCATCGCCTTCAGTTCGCCTAGCTGGCGCTCCAGGGCCCGCACGCGCTCGCGTTCCTTCCGCAGGGCATCGCGGCCCGCCGGCCCGAGGTCTTCATCCTCAACCGGATCGGCCTTGACCTTTGCGGCCTCCTGCCCGCCGCCTTCCTCCTGCCCCTCGGGTGCAGGATCAACATGCGGGAACAGCTCCGCCAATGCAAAGCGGGCTTGGTTTTTGGTCTTCATGCGTTGCCGGGGCATCGCGCCACCGGTGCAAGTTGCCCCCGTAGTTTTCCCGTTCGCCTGTCAGCCTTTCGCTACACGCTTCACCACGTTTTCAATCATGCGGCGGCGATCCTCCGCTTGCTGCAGCCGGCGGCGGTTCGTCAGGGCCATCAATGCGGCCACCTCCGTCAGGGAAGCCGACGCGGCGGGGATCGTTACGGGCTGATCGGTGTTGTTCATGGAGACAGGGGGTCAGAACTTAAAGGCGGTCTTCGCCGGGTCCGCCTCGGCGAGAGCCTTGGCCTCATCATCGGACAGCATAAGGTCATCGTTGGTGAACCCAAGCCGGGTCAATTCAAGCCAACATGCTAGCGGGCGATCCCAGTCCCAGGCGGCAACAGGAATCTCGTACTCACTGACAAACCACAACCCACCGGTTTCAATGTGTTTTTGCGTTTCAGGCAAAGACGACTGAAAAACTTCACTCGTATATTCGCCACGGTTCGGCCGAAGGATGGTCGGCACGATAGTGTTACCTTCTGTCCTGAAGGTTAGCGGGTTGCTGTAGTCTAGTGGTATGTCGTAGGCCGGAGCCCGGAAGTAGTAATATGTTTTTGTGGTGTCCACGGTTGCCTCTGGTATCGCCACATTAGTGGTGAGGAAGTACGGCGGGGCATCTTGCGGTATGTAGTTATCGCGGGCGTGCTGGTAGCTACTGGCCTTGGTTAGCATGCTGGTGTCGCCGTCTTCCTTGTGGAACTCACCCGTATAGTTCTTGAGAAAAGAGAAGACCGCTGGAGTTCGCCCCCATCCTGGGGTCTGTCCAGCTGCGTCGCGGTTCACAAGGTATCCGTAGCCGTAGGAGCGCATAAGCGGATGCCAAACGTAAATGCCAACAATATCGGGGCCGCCTGGGGTGCTGAACTGTAACAGGGTTGGCACTTGGTAGGCGTTTGGGGTGAACACTACTTCATAGTCTTCATTTTGATGCGTGCTGCTTTCTGTGGTGTTAATCTGGATCGTGCTTGGCGTATAGTTTACGGTTTGGCCAAGTGTGTTCATCGTGGCGCTATCAACTGCAGGGTGCGGAGGGTATCTGTAGAAGTAGAGTTGATTTCCGGTTCCGCCAGGCAGACTATCAACAGGCACCCACAAGCCTCCGCCGTAGGGGTTGTAAGCCCCACCTGGATCATACTGCGGCATTGTTTCAACGATCTCGCCCGTGCCGGCAGCAAATACATCATTTGGAACACTTCCCCCGGTGGCCTTATAGGTGTAAGTGTTTGTGATGCTTTGCCCGTATTCATAGCGAGTGACGCCAACGTTTGTTGGCGATGTTGTCTTCCTGATGGACTTAGCGCATTCGTATTTCTGCTCTACCACCTGCCGCAAAGAATCGGGCCATGATAGTTTGTGGCTTATCTCGTCCTTGCGTACGACGACAGCGATTCTGTAATCAGCAAGTGATGCGGTTGCCGTGGTCCATGATTCTGTTGTTATTGTGCGATTCCTTAGCGTGCCTGTGTGCCAGAGAATGCCGCCTCCGCCGCTTGTGATGTTTGGCGCACCAGGCAGCCATCCGGTATCTGTTTCTATTTGCTGCGGCGTGTATTGCACATTCATTGAATATCCATAAAACAACAGCACAACTCGATCGCCACCGGCCGGCAATGCCTCATACCAGCGCGGAGCGTATGGCAGATTTATCACTGCCGAATGCTCTTTGCTCGCTGTCCATATTAACAGCCTGCCGGTTGATACTGGCGGAGCACCGTCGCGGCGCCACTGGAAATAGGCACCGGCCACCTTGAAACGCTTGCCAGGAATCCTCGCCCGCACCTCCGGCGGTGGGTCAAACTCCGGGACCGCTCCGCGCCATGGATCGTCCTTTGCTGCCCTGCTGGCGGAGCTGCCCACAAAAGACCGGGCACGTTCCGCCAGCCGTTGCGCCTCGCGTTCTGCCCATCCATCCGCCTGCCGATCTGCTAGCCGCCGTTGGTTCGCCAGCTGCAGCACCCGGGCGGTTTCCCCAACTTCCGAAGGGGTCTGGATCTCAATCCGCGTCATGCCACGGTTGTGATGTCATCCACCATCGTGAACACCTCAATGCTGAGCGGCTGGCCAGGCGATAGGGTTTGATCCTCGGGCAGCATCGGCAGGATGCCTGCCACGGTGGTATCCCATGTGGTTGTCCCGCCGCTGACGGTGCCAAGCACGAGGTAGGCGGTATCAAACTGCAGCCCCAACCCGCCGGAGCTGGCCTGGAAGGTGGCGAGGTTGCCGGTGCCCACCACCATGCCTTGGGTGGAGCTGTAGGCCCCTGCAGGCAGCGTCCATTCCACCCGGGCGTAGCCGTTGCTGGCCTGGCTGCTGATCTCCACCGCGTCCCATTGGGCGGTGGTCGAGTCCTTGGTGAGCGAGGCAGAATTGATCGCCAGACATAGCCGCGCCCTACGGCCCTGATAGGCGACCGTATGAACGCGAAGCAGCTCCGCGTTACTCCACTGCATTGCCAGTGTCACAGGATAACCCCCTTCATGGTTGACGTAAATGCGCCGGTTGCCGAATCAAAAGCCACGTTGTAGACCCCTCCTGAGCTAACGGTTACAGTCTCTGGCATGATGAGCTTTCCGGTCGTTACCGCTTGGCTGGTGACGGTAGTGGAATACGCTACTGTTATGTCAAATGTGTTCGTGGTAACGTTAGCGACCGTAAAAGTGCCATTCATCCACCAAAACGGCAGCTGGTCAATCACCACCACGCTACCATTAGCCATGCCGTGGGCGGCTTTGGTGAGGGTAGCGGTAACGCTGGTTTGCGCTACGTTCGTGATGGATACCTGGCCAGCACTGGAGCTGAAAAGGCAGCCGATGACGTTCTTGCCAATGGCGGTATTGTTGTAAAATACCAGCGACTTGAAGGCAAAGCCGCTACCGCTTGCGGATAGCGTCGGGATGAATGACGGATTGAATCGGTACGTTCCGCCTTGCCATGTTGCCGGTTCCGTGACGCTGACGTTCACCCCCCCGAGCGTGTAGCCGTTCCCATTCGCCACCTGCGTTACGTCTGACAGAACCGTATTGGACTGAATCAGCGGTACGTTAGTGGCGAGGGCCATCTTGACCACATGCACCCCGAGGGCATGGATGCCACGGGACATAGCCGCCGGGACGAAAGCATGAAACGGGACAAACCCGCAGGTTCTGGTTACGGTGGTCATGCCTTTAGCTTTCCGTCAGGGGTTGGGATATGGTGCCGTCGGTGGCGTAAAGTTTGCATCCACCACCCGGCCGGGCTCCAGCACTACATCATCGATGTAGCCGGGGAAGATAGCGCCGGCATAGTCGTTGCCGCCAACCAATAAGGTATTGCTCGTGATGTTTGACGTTGCCGTAGGTCCAGTGATGATATAATCATCTGGGCTCTTGACGCCATTAACAAAAACCCTAACGGTTTGCGCTTCTTTGCTTGCCAGTACGTGTATCCATGTTCCGACCGTAAGCGCGTTGCTTAATGCTTCTGGCGTGAAGCTCTCATCAAACCATCCAGCAAACCATTCGCCGTTCGTGTTAATGACACCAAGCGCTGAATCGTAGCCGGTGCCGAACTGGGCAATCATGTGTTCGGTGTTGGTGTCGCCGCTGTTGATCCTGATCCATCCCTGGAGAGTCCAGTTAGCGACGCCTACCGCCAGCCCTGCGCCGGTGGCGGTCACGAAACCATCGCTGCCATCAAACTCCGCCGCCGCCCCGCCGAACTTGGATTGCGCGGTGCTGATCACGGCGTTGCCGTTGGCGGTGACCGTGTAGGCGTTGATGCTGCTATCAACGAAACCGGGGCCGTCGAAGTGCAGGATCAAGGCGGCGGCATTGCCGAACCCGCCAACCTGGGTGAGGGTTGCCGGATGGGTGGTGACGATCGCATTACTGCCGGTGCCGATCATGTGGATCCGGCGCCCCATGCCGCCGATGCGCACGCCACCGGCTACCTGCAGGGTCTTGGGCAGCCAGCGTTGCAGCCGCACCCGAGCGCCAACCCTGGCCCCTCCACGGGCCTGCAGGATGGTGTTATACGGCGCCACAAACCGCGTGGGGGTGATGGTCGCCCGGGGGATCGGCGCCAGCCCCGAGGGGAGCGCCGCAAACAATGCCGACAGGTTGGGGGCCAATGGGTTGAATCCCGCCGGGATCGCCATGGCATTCGGCGGCCGTGGGTTGGGGTTGGTGGTCACGGCAGCAGCAACCGGCAGGGTGGTCACCCCAGGCGGCAGGGGGAAAAACGCCTTGGTGGCGTCGCCATCGACGGCAGCCCAGAACAGCGCATCAGTCGTACAGCGGATCCCATCGGCCGCCATTGACCACGTGCTGCCATTGACGCGATAAGCACCGGTGACGCCATTGATCCGCAGGTACAGCGCATCCATGGGCTTAGCGGGTAGGTCCATGGGGTGGAGCTGCAGCCCCTGCCCGTTGCGGTTGCCGAGAAGTAGGCGGTTCTCGCCCGTGGCGTAGGCGAGGGCCTGAGCGCCGGCATTGCTGGCGATCACGGAATAGACCGGGTTAGCGCCGCCGGTGGATGCTATCCGGTCATCGCTCACGTACGGCGGCGATAGCTCTACGGCGGTCTGGCTTGCCGGAGAGCCCATCGCCCACGTGATGGCCGCGAACTGCTCAACTTGCGGCACCTTCTGTAGCGCGCTGCGGTTGCGCTCCTGCTGGCCCGGGCGGCGCTGCAACCCAAACTCTCGTTCGGTTCGGATCCGGGTCTGGCTGCCATAGCCAACAATGCGACCGGCGACCGGCAATAGCTCATCCACGGTCTCCCCGGCTTCCCGTAGTCGGCTGATCGCGTCCGCTCCGTGGGGGGTGTTCAGGTACTGGGTGGCGTTTCGGGTCTTGGTTTGCGTGATGCCTGAAGCCTTGTCTTTGTCGTATATGGTCGTCCGCCATCCTGTGGTGATGGTGCCTTTCTGGCGGAAGGTGGCAGCATGGGGGCCGTTGGCGCCGCACGCGGCCAATAGGTCTCCCTCGTCACCATATTCAACGGTTCTCTCTTCTCTCACATCCGCAAAGTCTTCTGATGTTCCAATGCCAGATCCGTAGACAAAGGTAGTCTCAGTGATCCTGCCGCCATTCAAGGTGCTTGAATAGTCGCGGCGCCGCGTCACTCGATCCCTTTCGTCGTAAAAGGTTTCGCTAAGGTTGTATTCGTTGTAAGTGATGAACTGTTTTACGGTTTGTCCCGCCTCGTCTGTGTAGGTATGGATTGCCTGCACGGGATCACCGAAGACTACTTCCCGTTCCCAGTTGCGCCTCTTGATGTCGTCGTCGCTTTGGTTTGCATCCGGCGGTCGCAGGGCGGTTGTGGTGTACTTGGCAAAGACCGCATCGCCCGGCAGGTCGCCCACGTTCACGGGCGTCATTTCCAGGATCTGCCCGCCTGTCAGCAGGGGCCCGGGGCTTGCGGGGTCGCTGCGCTTGCTGATAAACTCAACCTGCTCCGATTCGTTGATCCAAGCAAAGTACCCTTCACTTTGCGCAATCTTGCCCAGTTCTTCCACGTAGCCGCCGGACATATCCCATTCGTCTACAATGCGTTTGATATTGAACGGGACACCACCGGCAGCGGTGAGCCCAAGGGTCTGCAGGATCTTGCCCGCCACCCATGCGGAAGACATTAGCTGAATACTGGACCGGCGCTCAACCTCGGAAACACCTATATTTTCTTCCGTTTCTTTCAGTACATTAACCGGCGGCTTGCGGTTGCTGTGATACGTCAGCAGGCATCCCGCGCTGATCGTAGTGATGTTCTGCAACGGATCCACCTGGCTGGATAGCACCCGCAGCCGCCGCGGCACCCGGGCGATCCAGTTTGCGCCATCGGAATACGCCAGGCTGATTGGCGACCCTGCGGCGGGCCTGTAGGCCCCGGTGAGCGTGATCGTGGCCTTCGTGAGGCACAGCCCCTGCCCCTGCACGTGATCTTCCTGGATCGTGACCGGCGATCGCGGGTCAACCGGCCCGAGGCTGCAGAACACCCAGTGGCGTAAGTCCAGGCTCATACGGCGGCGCGAATCTTCGTGATGGTCAGCGACACGTCGTAGACGGTGCTAACGGCCCCGGCATTGCGCTTGAGGCGTGCGGTGGGGATGCCCCAGCTGTTCGGGAACCAGCTATTGGCCGCCGGGGTGCTCGTGGCGACGGTGGTCTTCACCCACGTCTCCAGGGTCGGCAAATGGGCAGCTGTGACCCAGCCGCGCACCTCTTTGGTGTCAACGGTCGCAAGGTTGCCGGTGATCACGTGCGCACCCGCGGCCGATAGTTCCAGCTGCGGTAGCCCCTCAATATTCTCGGGCCGGGCGGTCAGGTTGATCACAGCCCCCCCGAGCGTGAGGGTGCCGAGGTTGAGGGCTTCCTGTTCTTCCTCCCCCTCTTCCAGCTCGCGCAGCAACACCGCAAGGGCCTGCTGGGCATCCACGAGAGTGAGCCCTACGCGCGTGAAGGGTCCCACCTGCGTCGGCTTCTCGATCGCACGGATCCAGGCTTGGCGATTGGTCCAGGCATGGGCGCCGCTGTAGCCGGGGCCCCGGGCGGTCACCAGCACCACCTCTCCAACGGTTCCGGTGCGCTCTGGGGCCTCCTGCAGCAACCGGGCGGCAGTCCAGGCCCGGAACATGCCGAGCAGGGAATCCGCCTGGGTCTTCTGCAGCAACCCCGAGGGCTGCAGCATTTCCGGCGCCCGCCCGCGGTCCACATCCACCCCATCAAACGCCAGGGGATGCTGTTCTAGGTTCGGGAACGTGAATGAGCTGCCGCCGTAGGAGAGGGTAAGCATTAGTACCCCCCGATGCTGCGCAGGATGCCGGCATTGGACGGCAACACCACCCGCACCGAGAAGTCTTTGGCCACCAAGGCATCCATGCGGCCAGTGAGGCGATTGATCGCTGCATTGAGTTTTCCAAGCCCCGGGATATTGGCCGACCGCGGCGAACCCATGATGGCCATTGACTGCCCACCACCACCGCGGCGGCCCATCGCGGCACCAGCGGCCCCGAAGGCCCCGCCAGCGGCGAGGGAAGCAGTGATGCCTGCCGGTAGCACCGTGCCCGCAGTGGGGGGTGTCCAGTAGCCGTTCCGTGGGGCATTGATGAGCGACAGGCTGCCGGCAGCATTCAGGAACGATTCCTGCCCCAACTCGTTGATCTTGTACCGTGTACCAGGCTCAACCCCGCCGCCGGCCCAGCGGGCTTGGGGGACGGTGGCAATCTGCTTGAGGGTTTCGAGCAGGGCCCCGGCGTTGGCGTTGGCGTCGGCATAGCCGGCAGCCAACGCGCCAGCGGCATCAGCGGCGCTTGCGGTGGATGTTGCCGCCGCGTCTAGGTTGCCTTGGATCTGGATGGTCTGGCCACCGGCGGAAATGAAGCCAGCGGAAACGGCTTGCAGTTCGGTGGCGATCTGGGCAACAGACCCCGCCGATGCGTCAAGCCTGGTCAGCGGCCCCGTCAGCGATTGCTCCCATCCCTTGGTGGCCGCCTGAGCCTTTAGGCCATTGGCAGTGGTCTGCTGTTGCGCCACGAGGGCCTGGCGCTCCAATCCGAACACCAGTCCCAATGCCTGCAGCCGCCCAAGCTCCGCCTGTTGCTGCTGTTGCGCGTACCCGATGGCTTGCCGCTGTAACGCAACCTGCTGCTCTAATGCCTGCCGCTGCGCCGGTGCCAGCGACGGATCCGCCATCTGCCCCTGTAGCTCTAGCAACCGCTGCTGTTGCTGTAACGTGTTCTGCGCCGCCGCACGCTGCGCCCCCTGGGCCTCTAGTACCTGCTGAGCCTGCTTCAACTCCAGCACCTGCCGCTCCAGCTCAAATCGCTGTTGTGCCGCCGCAATCGACGCCTCTAACGCCCGGTATTCAATCGTCTCTGCCCCACGCTTCAGCGATTTGATGTGCTCCTCCTGCTGGCTGATCTGATCCACGGCGGCCCCGCGATCACGCATCAGCTGTAGGTGCTGCTCCGCCCCGCTGATCTGTGCATTCTGCCGGGCCGAATCCACCGCAAACAGGCTTTCGGACAGCCCCTGCTGCGCCTGTTGCAGCCCCATCAACGCATCCGCTACCTGCTGTTGCGCCCGCAGACGGCCTACCGCAAGCTGACCCGCGGTATTCTCCAGCTCCACCTGTTGCTGTGTGATCTGCAGCCGGGTTTGCGCTAGCTGCAAGATCTCCTGCCGCCGTTGCACCTCCGCACGGGATCCCTCGGCTTCTAGCTTCGCCATTTCGAGCACCTTCTGAGCCCTTACCGACTGGGCGGCCAGCAACGCCTTCTGCCCCCCGCCTTCCGCGCCCTTATCCGTCGCCTCTTTGATCTTGGCGATCAACAGATCCTGCGATCGAATCTCCTCTTGCAGCGACTGCCTACGGGCGGCAGCTATCGCCTTGTCCGCATCCGCCTGGGTCATCTTGCCGGCGGTAACCTGCCCCACCAGCTCCGCTTCTTTCTCCAATGCCGCCACGCCGGTGCGTTGGCCCGCTAGGGCGTTGGATTCCTGCTGGGCCTTGATCTGCTCCTTTATGCGGTTCTGCACGGCCGTTAATGCGGCGGCCTCGGCATTGGCTGCACTGACGGAATCCTTATTCTTCTGTCGATAGTTCTTGGCAAGCTCGCCAAAGATGCTGGTCATCTTGCCGGCAGCCTCGGCATCAATGATCAGGTTCCCAAAGATCGGGGCCTTTTTGACTCCTGCAATCCTTACGGTGTTATCGTATATCTTCTTGGTCTCGGCCTCCGATAGTCCGTACTCCTGCCGCATCTTGCTAATGCTGTTAAGCAGTGCGGTTTGCTCCTTGCCTAATCCCGTGAACAAATTAGACGCCATGCCAAGCTTAATGCCCTCCTGCTGCGCCTTCATGTCCTTTGTCGCCGCATTGAGCTGCTTGATCGTTGCGATCAGCGCCGGCAAAACACTTTGACCTGCTGCCGCTTGCAGTGATTCCCATTCGTTCTTGAATTGCTGGATATTCTGCGCAGCGGTGGGCATCCCGGAAGATGCTTTCGTAATATCGTTCAGACCCTTTGTGAATGCCGGGAAAAACTTATTGGCCGACAGCTGCCCGGTTTCAACCAGCTTAATCATCGCCTGCATGCTGATCCCGAGGCCCTTTGCCGTGGCCGCCAACGCAATCGGCAGTCGTTCCCCCAACTGGCCCCGCAGCTCCTCCATGCTCACGGTGCCCTTAGAGGCGATCTGCTGCAGCGCCAGAAATGATCCATTCATCGCATCGGCGCTAATGCCAAGCGACTGCCCCGCACGGGATACGGCCGTAAATAGCTCATTCTGCTGCTGCAATGGCACGTTCGCCGCCGTCGCTGCCGCTGTGAAGCTCCCGTAAGCGTTCACAAGGTCGCGAAACGAAAGGCCAAGGTCGTCACTGACCCCCTTGAGAAACATCATCGCCTGCCCCGCCCCCTGCTGCCCCAGGGTGTTAGACAGCCGCCGCGTTGCCGATTCAAGCTGAATCGCCTGATCGATTGAACTCCGCAGGAACTGAGCCGCCGAGAACCCGCCCACAAGCGCCATCGCGCCACGCATCAGGCCGATGCCCTTCGCTGCCACGCCACCCGCATCCCCCGCACGCCGTAGGTCATTCTCAACCCCTGCGATCTCTTGCTTTAGCTTCCGAAACGATCTAGACCCGATCGCTACCCGTTCCAGCTGGCTGGTAAGGTCGCTCAGCTTTGTCCGCAACGCCGAGATACTACCGGTCGCCGCTTGCTCCATCTCCTTCGCAAACTGCCCCAGCGACTTATTCGCATCCCGCAAGCCCTTATCCAGCTTCGCTAGGCGGTTGAAGACTTCATCCGGCACAACCTTACCGCTGGCATCCTCGAATCGGAGCTTGGTCTTATTGAACGCCAGCCCGACACGCTTCGCCGCCGTTTCTGCGTCCCTCACGATCCCATCCAGCCGCTTCTGTGATTCAGTAGACAGCGACTCACCAAATACCTGCCCGCCGGCCTTGCCCGCCTCCTGCAGCTGCCCCACAAGATCCTTGAGGCCATCCAGGATGATCTTGGCTGAAACCTCAAAATCGGACACGGCAGCGCCTACCCTCGTTCCTTCTAGGTTTCCGCGCCTGCGCTACGGTGCTTGCCGTGGCGGGCGGAAAGCTACGGTTAGATCATCGTCTACCATCTTCCATGGCCCGCAAGTATTCCCGCGACTCCAGCGGGCGGTTTAGTTCTACCGGCGGTGGTGGCGGCAAGCGAAGCGGCGGCGGAACCAGCAAGGCAGCCGCCACCCGGGCCACCAACACCGCCCGCGCCGCGCAGCTTCGCGCCGGTGGTACGACCGCAATCGGCGGGCGGGTCAAGGCCAAGGGCTTTGCTGGTGGCGCCGGGGCTCAGCAACGTGCCGGGGGGCTCCGCAAGGCTGGCCAGACCACCCTCAAGCGTGCCAGTGGGGCTGCTGCCGGCACCCGATCCGGGATGAAGGCTGGCGCCGCCGCTGCGGCCAAGGCTCGCATGGCTGCCGCGAAGAAATCAGCAGGGCCCGCCAAGCCCATCAAGAAGATGGGCAAGGCCCCGGTGAGCGCGGCGAAAGCCCGCTACAAAGAACTGAGCGGCAAGGCGCGATCCAGCTCCGCCTATCGTTCCGCCAGTGAGAACCGCGCCGCCGCCGGAGCCCGCCGGAGCCTCAAGGCCATGGAACAGTCCCGCGGGGTCACCAAGAAGCGCAAGGGCAAGCGCTGATCCTCTCCCCAGGCCCCGGGGCCTTCCCTGGGGCCCCTAGGGCTCGATCACCAACGGCGCCTGCCACGTCAACGACCGCTGCTCCAGTCCCGTAGTCAGGTCCGGCACCGTGGAATCCGCCGATCGGCACCCGGGCAGCAACAGCTGAATCCGGCGCACCGCCGCCTGTAGGTGATACGGGCCCCCCGGCGTTTCCGTCTCCCACTGCGTTGCTGCCATCCGCATCGTTGGGTTGACGATCACCTCGCCCGTCGCGCACACCTGGGGATCGTCGGACGTGAGGCGAAAAATCACGATCTCCACCCCCCGCACCACGGTGGTAGGTTCTTCCTGCGCCTGATTGATGAACTGCCGCGACAATGCCGGCAGGGTGGTGCCATCCGGGTATAGGTACGTCCCGAGCAGTCCCGCCATGGTGGCATCAGCCGCCAGCAGATCGTAGACCGCTTCAGTGGTGGTGGGCAGCGTCATCAGCCTAGGATGCGGCGGGGCTTGGCCTTAGGCTTGGGCTTTGCCGTCGCGGTAGTCTTGAATGAAACCGCTCCTGCACCGGTGGTCTTGGAAGGCTTCTTGCCCTTGCTGGAAACCTTTGCCTTTGCTTTTGCCATCATCCACCAAGACGGGATTCATGCTTAGCTTTCCCCTCAAGCGGTGGAAATCTCATCCAAGCACACCGCCACATCCAGAAGCTACCGCCATGGAAGAACAGCAACCGATGGCATTGACGATTGGGCAGCAGTTTGAGATGGAGCGCATGCGCCGCACCATTGAGACCACTACGGATGTAGTGGAATTACAAAAGCTGGCGAAGATGTTGTTGCAGGCATGGCAGGGCCAGCGGGCAGCGACCGCATGGGCAATGCGGCAGGGGATGAAGCGGCCATGGGTTGATGCTAGGGCTGCAGCACTGGAAACGATGGCCAACAAACAAAAAGGCGCCCCTCCCGAGGCGCCTGGCTTCCCAATCGGAAAATGAACCCAAGATCAATTCCCACCTAGGATCATAACCCAGTATTGTCCGGGATGGTGCGGGCAGCGCCGATCATGCTGATCGTACCGGTGAACTTTTGTAGCGTACCGGCTTCGCCATCTTCGGACACGCTGACGCGGCCGAATCCGATTTGCGCTTCACTGGATCCGGCGGGGCCTTGCCGGAGAAACTTGACCGCCAGGCCAGGAATCACCCCGTACTCAGACACCATCGTAAGCAGCTTCCAGGCGTAGCTCTTGCGATCTACCAATCCATTGATCGCATAGCTGAAGGAATTGGAGCTGGCAACCTGAATCATGGCGCCATTGTCCTCGGGATCAAGGGTAAGGCTTTGATCCGTCTGGGTGTCGGTGCTTCGGGGAATGCCGGTAAGGCCCATAAGCCTGATTGCCTTATCGGTGCCATCCAACTTAAGAAGGCCCTTTGCGACAGTTCCGGTATCAGCGCCGGATGTGATCGTGGCGCCAGTGTTGGTGTAAGTAAAGGTGGTGGTCGTAGGAGCGGACGCCACCGTGAAGATACCGTTGACGCTGGTGTTAGTGACGGCGGTAACCTGCACACGGTCGCCAAGCACCAACCCATGAGCGGCTGACGTGGTGATGGTGGTTACGTTGGTGGCGCGGGCAACATTGGAAATGGTGAGGTTGGTCTTGTTGATGAACGCCGCAAATGGCGATGCGGGGGTGCCAACGCCGCTCCATTCAACGCGACCGCGGCCGGTTAATGCCGTGCTGGTGTCAATGAAGGTGGAAAGGCTGGTGCGGGCAGTTTCGAGATCATCGCTATTGACCTCCGACGCCAGCATGGGGACCATGTGGGTCAGTACGTCAACGGTAGCCCCATAGGCGGCGGCTGGCATGTTTCTGGACTGGTGATGGTGTCCTGAGCTTTCCGCAGGTTCTACCGAACGATTGACAGCATGACGCCTTCGCGGGCGATGAAATACGCCCCGGGGGCGGCAATCGATGGCGGGATCAGTAGGTCTACTGATTCGCCTTCCTCGGACCATAGGGTGCGGCGCTGGCCGATGGCCTTCCGATCGGCGATCAGGAACCCGCACCAGTGCTCACCATCCGCCCGCCATGGGGCGAGGATGAGAACGTCGTCAGCAGCCCAGCAGAGACGCGCTGGTGCCTTGTGGCCCTCGCCGGCCTGTTCTAGGGCCTCACACCATGGCCCGATTGCCCAGCCGGGCATCAGGTCGCGTTCCATCAATGCCAGCAGGGCAGCACCAGCGGCAGCCGGCGGTAAGGGGGCTTCGGTGCGATCGGCGAAGAAGCAGAAGTCATTCAGCTCAAACGGCCTGGTGCGTTGCTTGCGGTCGCGGTTGGATTCCGCCTGCAGCCATGCCAGCTGGGCGGTACTCTTCTCTGCGTCGTGAAGCGCTTCGCGGCGGTGGCGGTGGCCCTTCTCTACCGCCTGGATGATGTAGCTGGCGGGGAGCTTCCCGAATCGTTCCCGGCTGGCGTCGGGATCGGCAGGGTAGAAGAATCGGAACTGCCAGTAGAGTTCTCCCCAGTCGGGTCGGGGTGAGGCAAGGGTTCCGGCTGCAGCTTTCCCAGGTCGGCCTCCAGCTGCGCCAGCTGTTCCTTCGGATCAGCGGGAGGATTCATCGCCATTTCTTCCTGCCAGGCAACATCAGCGATTGCGCGTTGCAGGGTCGTCGGCAGCCCGCGGCTGTCGGCATCGGTCCATTCGCTGCAGCCCTCCAGCCGGCGGATCATGGCGGTCACGCGCCGTACGTTCTGATCTGCCGCTAGCCGCTTGTTCAGGTGGATCAGCGGGGTAGTGATCTGCCAATGGCGGATCTTCAGGTCCTGGTCTTCCTCGGAAAGGGGCTGGCCGATGCCAAACATGCTGGCGACGATCCGCACCAGCGCCATTTGCGCTTCAACCGGTGAGATGCCGGCGGCAGTGGCCAGATCCAACGCGGCGGCACAGTTCTCTGTGTACTG